CTTGACTGCGAGCTGGCGCAAAAGCTGGAGCTTATCAAAAGCGATGCGCTCTATGCCGAAGTTGTGCAGGCTATCAACAACGCCCCGGCCCGGCACGCGGCTTTCGGCTTGTGGATCAGAGACCGCTTGGCAGTAGGACATAAGCAGGGAGAGGCCGCTGTTGTCGGCCTTGTCCCTGAAAAAGTTGTAAAGTATGCGAAAGGACAGGGGCTCACCCCGGCGCGGATCGCCATTATGACCGACGAGAGAGTTCCCCATATAGACAGCGACGATCATCATGAAAAAGGTATTGCACTGTCTCAGAAAGAATGTGAGGAGATTGCAAGGCGTTTTTCTAAAGCGGAGGCTGCGTACTGGAACAAGAACAAGAAAAATGTACTTTTCGTCTTGACGGCAGATGATCCCGACTGGTGTATCCTGCTTCCTGTCGTTATGCCGTCAGGCGACAAAAAAGCCATCAAACGGCATGGACGCTTTGACGGCTTTGCTACGGCGTATAGACAAGAACGTTGGAGATTCTCCCCACCGGGAGAACGGATATTTTAAGCTCATGGGAGGCGGGAATCGAACCCGCATGTCGATTCGGCCAAACCGTTAACCGCCTCCTTACCATTTCGAGGCACTCCCATGAACTTTCTCTTTTTGTACTCTCTGTTAAGGTGATGAGTCAATGAGCGAACTTATCAAAATCAGCATATCCGACGAGGCATTGCGCGCCGCTCTGGGGAGGCTTATCGCGTCGTTGGCCGACACGACGCCGACCATGCGCGACCTGTCGGAAATTATGGTTGACGCTTCGGCCCGCGCCTTCCAGAACAATGCTGATCCCTCTACAGGCACGCCGTGGCAACCGCTGTCGGCGGCAAGGCAGAAACAGCGGGAAGGCAAAGGCCGCTCCGTTGTCAACATGTTGCAGGACAGCGGTCTGCTCGTGGGAAGTATTGCGAACACAGGCGGGCGTTATGCCGTGCGCGAGATCGGCCCCGGCTACGCGCTTGTCGGTACGAACGTCCCCTATGCCGCCATTCACCAATTTGGCGGCAAGACGGGGCCGCGCATCATCCGGGCGAAAAAAGGCAAGGCGCTCAAGATCCCGGGGATCGGATTCCGGCGATCCGTGAACCATCCGGGATCGGTTATTCCCGCCCGCCCGTTCCTGGGCGTCGGCCCGACGGATATCCAGGACATGCTCGACACCATCACCCGGAACCTGCAAAAAGCCCTCAAGCCGTAAAAGCCGTTTTCAGGGCCGTTTTTATCTCAAGATGAATGACGGCCCGTCTTTTTGCTTTACGCATTTTCTAACGGGGGTCTAACGGCCTTCATTCGCACGTCGCTTCTTTTTCCTCCCCCACTTTTCCCGTCCGTACCCGTTCCCCCGCCTTTCCACCCGCTGACATGCGTCAACTGGCACGGTTCCACAGCCCTGCTATTCTGACGTCATGAGCACCACATACACCTCCTCCATCGCCGCCCGCGTCCTGACCAATGCGGGCGACCCCGCGCCCGGACGTATCCAGCTTTTCCCGATGGGCGAATTTTCCGCCCGCGACGGAAGACCCGGCACGCTCAAGAGCGTCAAGGCCAAGACATGGAAGCTCGACGCCTCGCTTGCCGCCACGCTGGTTGCCCGCTGGCAACAGCGGGAGACGCCACTTGTCGTGGACTACGAGCACCAGACCATGAACGCCGCCGAAAACGGCAAGCCTGCCCCGGCGGCGGGCTGGATCGAGTCGCTGGAGGCGGGGCCGGACGGCCTGTATGCCACGGTCAAATGGACGGACGCCGCCCGCGCGTTCATCCGGGCGGACGAGTACCGCTACATTTCCCCCGTTTTTTCTTTTGACCCCGAAACCGGGGCCGTGCTCGAACTGAAAAGCGCGGCCCTGACAAACTATCCCGCGCTTGACGGTATGGACGCCGTGGCCGCGCGGACAGAGGACGATTCACCTATGAAGAAAGAAACGCTTGAGGCGCTCCGGCAATTCTTCGGCCTTGCCGCCGACGCCGACGAAGACGCCGTGGTTGCCGCGCTCAAGGCGCAGGGCGACGGGCGGACGTTGACCGCCATGCTCACCGCCGCCAAGGAAGCCGACCCCGATCCCGAGAAGTTTGTCCCCGCCGCCATGCTCACCGCCGCGCAGGAAAAGAACGCGGCGCTGGCCGCGAAGGTCAAGGAACTGGAAGGCAGCGGCACCCTCGCCGCCCTCACCGCCGAGATTGACGCCGCGCTTGCCGACGGACGTTTGCCGAAGTCCTGCGAGGCGTGGGCGAAGGCCACCGCAAAGACCCACCCGGACGCCGTCAAAAGCTATATCGCGTCTTCCGTCCCGCCCATCGCCGCCCTGAAAGGGACGCAGACCGGCGGCATCCCTCCCGCCGGGACGCCGCATGCCGCCGCACTGACGGATGAGGATCGGTACGCCGCGAAGGTCGCCGGCATTTCCGAAGAAGACTTTATCGCCGCCAAGATGAAGGAGAAGAACTGATGCCTATTGCCACCAATTCGCTGCTCAACTCGCTTCGGGTAGGCTACAGCGACGTTTTTGAAAAAGCCAAGGCGGCGGCCCCTTCCCAGTGGGCGACGCTCGCCACCCTCGTAGCCTCCACGGCGGCCTCCACCACCTACGGGTGGCTCGGCCAGTTCCCGAAGCTTGCCGAGTGGACCGGACAGCGTGCCTACAAAAGCATGAAGGAATTCGGCTATTCGGTCACGAACAAGAAGTACGAGGCCTCCGTCAAGATTCCCCGCACAGCTTTTGAAGATGACACGCTTGACGTGTATGCGCCGCTGTTCCGTGAAATGGGCTACGCCGCCGCGACGCACCCTGACGAGATCGTTTTCGGACTGCTGAAGAACGGGCGGACCAGCGACTGTTTTGACGGCAAGAAGTTCTTCGCCGCCGATCATCCGGTCTATCCGAACGTCGACGGCACCGGTTCGGTCGCCAATGTCTCCAACCTGATTCGCCCGGCGGCCATCAGCGGCACGGTGACGGATAAGACGGCGTGGTACCTGCTTGACGTGTCCCGCCCCCTGAAGCCCTTTATCTTCCAGGAACGGACCAGGCCGGAGATCGAGGCGATCACGTCCACGGTGAACGGCACGGTCTTCGAATACGACGAATACCCCTTTGGCATCCGTTACCGCTGCAACGGCGGGTACGGCTTCTGGCAACAGGCCGTATGCTGCACCGACGATCTCACCGCCGACAACTTCGAGCTCGCGTTGACCACCATGCAGGGCTTTAAGGCCGACGGCGGACGGCCCCTTGGGCTTGGCTTCGGCGGCAAGGCCGGGACGCTGCTTGTGGTCCCGCCCACGTTGCAGGCCGACGCCCGAAAAATCCTTGTCGCCGAGCGTGATAATGCAGGGGCGTCGAATATCTGGTTCGACGCGGCCACCATTATCGTCAGCCCGTGGCTTGCGTAATGTACGCCACCGTTGAGGACCTTGTTTCCCTGTTCGGAGAGCGTGAAGTGATCACGCTCTCCACAAAGAAAAAGGGAAACGCGATTGACCGGGAGGCGCTGGAAACGGCTATCGGCTACGCAAGTTCGGAAGTGGACAGTTATCTTGCCTCGCGTTACGCCGTGCCGCTCGCCGACCCCGTGCCGCCCGTTGTCATGATGGTGACGGCGGACATTGTGCGCTACCGGCTCACAAGCGGCGACGTGTCCGAAAAAGATCCGATTATCACCCGGTACAAGTCGACCGTGGCATGGCTCAAAGATGTCGCGTCGGGCATTGTGTCGCTTCCCTGCGCCGGTTCCGCATCCGGTGAAACGGCGGACGATGTCGAAATCAACCCCGGCACGAGGGACTGGTAATGCCGAGTCTTGTTGAAATACGCGACGCGGCGATCCGGGAGTTGGGTCTGCTTCTCCCGGACGTCACTGTCGGGGCCATATCCGGCGGGGCGGACGCCGCCGAAGTTTTGCGCGAGTCTCTCGGTCCGGCAACGGTCCTCGTGACCATCCTGTCGGCACAAAACACCACCTCAACGGATTCGTTCGACCTTGACGTGTACGGACAGTTTGCCGCCATCGTCGTGATGTACGGCGGTACGGGGCAGGAAGAGCGGGAAATGGACGGGCTTGCCATTGTTGACGAGGTTGTCCACGCGATCCACGGGCAGATGTTCGGGCTCACTGATACGTCTTTTGCCCAGATACGGTCCATTGCCCCTCTGGACGATGAAGAGTTGGAAAGAAAAGGCGCATGGGCGTGGGCGGTGCTCTGGGGGCAAGCCTTCACGCTCACCCCGCCAGCGGAGAAAACCAATGAATCTGTATGACACCCTGAAAGATCGGGTTCGGCTCGCCGCCCGCGCGCTGGCCCTGCCTCTCGGTTGGGAGGGGGAGCCGTTCGTGCCGCCGCACGCCAGCCACCTGCGGGCGCAGATCGTTTTTGAAAATCAGAAGCAGGCCACGCTCGGTATGAGCGGCCTCACCCAGATCAATGGACGAATCGAGATCAAGGTGATGGTCAAAGCCGGGGAAGACGCGCTTGCCGCGACGCTTGCCGATCAGATTGCCCGCCGGTTCCCGCGCGGGGACGACATCCGTTTTGATTCCGGCACGGCCACCATCACCACGCCCCGCAAGTCCGCGCCCGTTTGTGACGGCAAACGGACCGAGGCTGTGGTCAACGTGGGCTTTTACGCCTTCCAAGCCTAAAGGACGTTACCATGTACACCATCGCATCCGGCGCAAAACACGGGCTCCGGTACGTAAAAGAGGCGACGCCGGGAACAACGCCCGCGTCGCCCACCATGACCGAGCTTAATCATAATTCCTGCTCGCTGACGCTCACCCGCGACACGTTCACGTCGAACGCCCTGCGTTCTGACCGTCAGATTCCTTTTCACCGTACCGGCGTGGACAGGATTGCCGGGGATATCACGTTCGAGTTCGGGGCAAAGGAGTACGACGTATTCCTTGAAGCCGCGCTTGCCGGAAACTGGACGGAAAACGTCCTGAAAGCCGGTGTCGCGGTCCATGCCTTCACGCTTGAGCGGGCGTTTACCAATATCAATCAGTACGCCACGTATACCGGCTGTTTCGTCAATCAGTTTTCGCTTTCGGTGAAGCCTAATGAAATGCTTTCCGGCACGTTCTCTATTGTCGGGCTTTCCGGCGAGCGTGGCACCACGCCGCTCGCGGCGTCCCCCACCCCGGTGGGCGAAATCGATCCGTTCGACAGCTTCAAGGGCTCGCTCAAGATCAACAGTCAGGCGATTGCCGTCGTGACCGGCATTGATCTGACCCTCGCCAACGGGATTGAGCCGCAGTACGCGATTTTCGACCGTTCGGCGAAGGCCGTAAGCTGGGGCCGCAGCACGCTTACCGGGACGCTTTCGGCGTTCTATATTGACGGGAACCTTCCCGAGTATTTCATCAACGATTCCCGCGTGAAGCTGGAATTCACCCTTGAGCGCGGCGAGTATTCGTACACGTTCCTCATCCCTTCCATCACGCTGACCGGCGCTGACGATTCCGTGCAGTCCGAAGGCCCGATCCAGCTCAATGTCCCGTGGTCCGCCGCGCTTGATGCGACGCTTGGCACCAACTTTCAGATCACCCGGACTGTGCCCGCCGACCCCGGTGCGTAAACCTTCACCTATATATAAGGATAAAGCCATGACCAAAGCTACCGAATCCGCCGCCGTCGAAACCGCCCTTGCAACCCCCTTTGACTTCACCACCCGCGACGTCGCCAAAAAGGCCGAAGAAGGGGCGGAGCTCGAAGTGCTTGATCCCGTCACCAATGAGCCCGTGGGCGTCTTCATCACGCTTGCCGGTGCCGATTCCGCCAT